TTGCAACGCTGATACGTACCGACTTGCTTTTGCATGAGATGCTTAAAAGCTTCATATGCGGCTACGAGATTGGCTCGCTGCGTATCGCCAAAGTGCAGAACCAGTATGACACCATCAAATCGGGCTGGGAGGCAACGTTCGACGCTTACAAGTACGGGGCGTGAACTTAATACCGTTTGTTTTCTGATGGTTTACTTCGTACTTTTGTACACTGTTTAAAAACAAAAGAACGTGAAAATCATCAGAAACAACTTTATCCCGGTTAAGGGCTTCAAAGCTATTAACCTATTCGGCATTCTCTTCGTACGTGGTAACGCGGTTATAAGCGAGAAGACGTTAAGACACGAACACATCCACACGATGCAGATGCGCGAGATGCTGTACGTGCCATTTTACTTGTGGTATGGCGTTGAGTACGTTATCCGCTTCTTCGGTTGGAGCTTCGAGAAGAAACCTTGTGACCCGAACGACAAGCCCTATGACCGCATGAGTTTTGAGAGGGAGGCATACGGCAACGAGCACGACGTAGACTACCCGAAGACGAGGAAACATTTTAGCTGGTTTAAGTATATTTAACTATGAACAAGGAAGTTACCCAATTAGTTAGGCAGATACGCGACGAGATAGTAGCTAACTACTATCGCATGAGGCTTAACGCTTCGGGTCGCTTCGATAGAGAAACAGAGGTGGTAGAGTATGCAGGCGGCGTGAAGATAGAAAGCCCGGCGTACATCTACCAGATGGAAGACGGGAGGGCGGCTGGTAGCTTCCCACCCGTTTCTGCCATCAAGCAGTGGATTAAAGACAAGAACGCGAACGCCGGAACGGACATACCCGAAGAAGCAGCATACGCGATAGCATACGTTATCAAGCGCGATGGTATTAAAGTACCCAACGAGCACAACGAAGGCGGCGTAGCAAGTAAGATACTAACCCCCGAGATGGTGCAGCGTATCACAGTAGAGGTGTCCCGGATAATACGGGCGGAGATATTAACCATTTTAACTAAAAAGCAATGATAGTAAGAGATTTAATAGCAAACGGAACCGTAGGAGAGGGCGGTTCGCGCTTTCTGTATGGCATCGGCGCAGGTATCTACCGCCCTATACGCCTGGAGCGGGTAGGCTCGGTTACCAGTATAGCACTTATCTTTTCACGTAACGGAGCACAGAAGGCAACGGCTACCGTAACCCCATACGAGGGCGCCGTACTGGACTTGTCGGTGATGGCGGCAGCCACGCCGGGCATAACGGAGAGCATTAACACGGGGCCGGGGTTTACCGACTTCGTCGATAAAGTTCAGATATTATACACCGAGGGTACATTAAAGTCTATTGATTTGAACGTTATCCACGCCCCCGTAGCAGATGGCAGGTTTGCAACACAGCCATACGACCGTAATCTATCCGACTACGGCAACGGACTGTTTAACCAATTGGATTTTAGTTGCTCGTCGTTCCTTAACAGTCCGTTAACGGGTGTGCCTTTTACCTTTGCCTTGCGATACGGGCAGCTTACGGCGAACTCGGACGGTAGACTACGGATGAGGTTCAACGGTGTGGGGGCGTCCAGTATATGGGCTAACTCGTCTGTATCGCAGGCGGCAGACTCCCCAGCGAGAGAATTCAGAACCGCAAACGACGCGTATACCTGGGGGTGGGCACGTTTTGAACGTAAATACCCGTATTGCCCAGACCCCAACAAACGCGTAACGCTTCGATGGCTTAACAGCAAAGGGGCTTATGATACGATGTATTTCGACCAATACCGCATTGTGCCTACTTACTTGGTTAACTTCTCGGGCGGCAACCGCGTGTTGTCCTACGACGTTACAATAAGCGTAGTAGTAACCGATGATAATCAAAACGCGCTGTACTGGCTTTCACGCTCGGGCGAGGTTGCCGGGGTATTCCCTTTGGCTACCAACCAGTGGGCACGGGTCACGATACAGAACCCGAACGCTCTGAACATACAAGGCGGTGCGACGGGACGGGTAGCGGCGTTTAAATGCAAGTTTGAAATTATAGAACCTTAACAATATGGATTTAACAATACGAATTGATGGCGTAGTGATAGACGGCGTAACCGCGAACTCGGTGAAACTTACTATCAACAACCCAGACCCTTTAAAATTCACGGAGCAAACGGTCAGTTACTCCGGGACAATCAACGTACCCCGGTCAGAAGTAAATGACCGGGTGTTCCGTTCCGAGCGTTTCCCGGGGAAGTTCATAAGGACATCCCCGTACCGAGCCGAATTGTATTTCGGGGGCTTCAATATTCCGTTCGGCAGCGGTTTGTTCCGTGTACGTGTAACGGCAGACGAAGACGGCTATAGCCTTGAACTGATAGAAAACATATCAAAGCTTTCGTCATTGCGCGCCCCGGTGGTCGCAATACCTAAATTTGAATCACTGGCTTATCAGTTTTCAACGTATATAGATAGCCTTAATTACGCGTACCCGAACGACGTTACTATGCCTACACTATACGCGGCAAACGGGACAACTCCCGTGCTTATGTCATACATCGCAGACCGAGTTACAAAAAAAGCAGGCGATTACAAGGACGCCGAAAGCCAGTTGGTTTTTAAAGGTGCGCATGACGGGCTGGACGGCTCTGTATATTCGGCTAACTATATGATAGCGGAAAGCAATGAGGTAGCCACGTGTTTTACATACATGGTTGGCTCTGCATTCGATTTAAGGTTTACGGAGGATTCGTTTGTAGTCCTTCCGCCTTCCGCGCCTTCTACCGTTTATCTTAGAAGCAACGGCGGTACATTCGCTTTGCCGTTTAAGCGCGGTGCGGTAAGACCCGACGGCAATCACCCGTACTACCCGGTAGACCCGGGTTCTACATCATGCTTGGTTACTCCGAGGCCTTCACACGACTTGAATTTCGGCTTTACCACGTCCGCCGTATCGGGGGTGTATTCGGGCACACCGATTACCACCGTACCGAATGCGGAAGCCTATTTTATATCGTTCAAGATTAATTCGGCTACCGCCCCGGAGTATGCATGGGATTTAGTAGAGACAATGGGTATAGATACGCCTTTCGGTATTGTGCAGGCATTCTGCAAGGCATTTTGTTGGACGTATGAATTTAAGTCCGAACCGTTTGCGCTGACACTTAAGCCGTTTATCAACCCGTCTTCGAGTTCTACGTACCGGGTAGACTGGACGGGGAAAATAGACCAATCAAGTATAAAGGTTGCGGAAGCCGCGGGCGCGGCAAGAACATACGCGGTGCAGGTAGGTTCGCTTAAACAGACGGTAGGCGGTTACGGTGGTGCCATATCTACGCAGGAGACAGTAGGCGAGAGCGCGTTCCCGGTAAATCCCGGTGCGCAAAGACCGTACGCCTCTATGATTAGGTTGGCAGGCTCGTACGTACCCGATAACTATTTCAACCGTGCGAGCGGCTACCGTGCAACGATAGCAGGGCATTATTACCGTTTTTCCCCCGGGTGGCAAGTGACGGCTAAAATGAACCTATCATATTTCGATATACAGAACATGAAGTCTGATGCGCTTTATTTCGTAGGTGAGCTTAACTACTGGTTTTATCTCCGAACGATAAGCAATTGGGACCCGTCAACGGGAGATGCGAACGTTACGTTAATCGCAGTTAAAAATTAATAATTTGGATTATGGCAACAGAAAAAGTTACTCTACTAGACCTTTCGTTTGACACGTCATCAGCTCTTGACGGGCTGGACGCTCTTATAGCAAAGTCCGTCGAACTGGCAGAAACAAAGAGCCAGTTAATGGCAGCGCTTAAGGACGAGAAGAAACAGCTGGACGATGCAGGCAAGGCGTACAAGGCTGGGACAATCGGTCAAGACGAGTATAAAAAGGCGGTAGGCGATGCGGCAAAAGCTCAAATCGAATTGAAAAAGCAGTTGTTGGACGTTAACGCCTCTATCTCGGACAACAACCGCGAGATAAAGACGAACACGACGCTCCTAAACAGTCAAGAGGACAGCGTGGACGCGCTCCGTGCACAGTTGGCGAAGAACACCAAGGAGCTAAACGCGATGAGTGCAGCGACGCGCAACAACACGGCCGAGGGGCAAAAGCTTGTGACCGAAACAAAGGAGATAAGCGACAGACTTAAGGACATGGAAAAGGCTGTAGGCGATAACCGCAGGAACGTAGGTAACTATGCGGAGAGCATCCAGGAAGCCATGAGCAGCACAAAAGGGCTATCCGGGGCAACGGCGGCTATGGCTACGTCTCTATCGGGCGGTGTGAACATCCTAAAGGTGTTTAACGCTACGTTGAAAGCCAACCCGATATTGGCGGTTGCGTCGGTTATACTGGTTCTCATATCCACGGTTGAGAAGCTGATGAAACGTAACAGCGAGATGGCCACAAACCTAAAGGCGGCATTCGCTCCGTTTGAGGTTATCTTCTCTCGGATACTCGACGGCGTAACCGAGCTTCTCGGGGGTGTAGCAAAGGCTTTCGAGTGGATAACGGAGAAGGTTGTAAACTTGCTTTCGTCTATCGGTCTCATTACCGAGGAGACAACGAAGGCAGCGAACGCAGCCAAAGCGCTCACCAAGCAAGAACTCGCAATATATGAGGCAGAAACAAACAACCTCGTAACGTTGTCGGCGATGCGTAGAGAGTTGGAGGCGCAACGAACCATTGTAGGAGACCAGCTAAAGACCGCGGAGGAACGAAACGCAGCAGCTCAAAAGGCTATAGCGATTTCCAAGCAGATGGAGAAAGCCGAGATAGACGTACTACAGCAGAAGTACAATCAAATCAAGGCGCAAAACGAACTGAGTTACACCAGCAAAGAGGACAGACGCGCCGAGATGCAAGCACTCGCAGACCTGCAAGCACGCCAAGCGGATTACATAGCGCAGCGTAAAGAGTTGGAAAACCAAGCGAGCGGTATCGCAAAGGCGCAGATAGCAGCTAATGCAGCAGCTTACAAGGCAGCTGAGGCAGCAAAGGCGCAAGCCGCAATAAAGGCAGCGCAAGACGCGGAGAACCAAAAACGCGCATTGCAGGCCGAGACAATAAAGCAGATGGAAACAGCGCTAACAGCTCTTAACCTTTCAATGCAAGCTAAAGAACTGGAAAACGATACCATCGGAACGAAGTTAGAAAACGAAAAGGCATACGTCGAGGAGAGTCTAAAGCTTGAAAAGTACAGACTTGAGCAAGGTCTCATCACAAAGCAGGAATACGCCAACAAGGAAGCCGAATTTAATTTAGGCATACAGCAGTTGGAGATGCAGCGTAAAGAGGAGCAGGACGCTCTTATGAGGGAGCGCGAAGCGATGGACGCGGCGAACCTGCACGAACTTAAGATGGCAGAAATAACAAACGAGTACGACCTAAGGCAAGCGCAACTTGACGCGCAATATGCGCAAGAGATTGCAGCAGCTGAGAAGATAGGTGCGGACACCGCGTTGATACAAGCCAAATATGAGAAGGCAAAGGAGGAGAACACAAGGGCACGCGTTAACGCAGAACTGACAATGACCGCAGGACTTGCAGGACAAATGTCAACATTATTAGGGGAACAAAGTGCTATAGGTAAGGCATTTGGCGTTGTTCAAGCGACAATAAATACTTACTTAGGTGCAACAAAAGCTCTCGCCACTGGTGGTATTCTCGGTATTGCACAAGCCGCGGTTGTTATTGCATTCGGTATGAAACAAGTCGCCACGATTGCAAAACAGAAAGACCCCGATACGAAAATCAACACATCGGTCAAGAAGTATGCAAAGGGAGGTGTGATATACGGGCGCTCCCATGCCCAGGGTGGTGTAACGTTCCGGGGCGATAACGGGCAAGTGTTCGAGGCGGAAGGCGGTGAGAACGTTTACATCATGAAGAAGACAGCGAGCGCCGAGATTAACGCCTTATCAGCGCTCAATGAAGCGCACGGGGGCAATTCGTTCGGTACATCGGGGCTTTACAAGTTCGCTGATGGCGGTATGGTTGCCGGGCTTTCCGAAGCTAACCGGGTAGTTAAGCAAGCTGAAAGCATGAAGTTATCAAGCGAAAGCATTAACCAACTCGCCGGGGTAGTTATCGACGCAGTAATGAGTATGCCTAACCCGGTTGTATCGGTGCAGGACATCAACAGCGGACAGAACGACGTTTCGGTAGTTCAAGGGCTGGCGACATTTTAAACCATTAACTCGTACAGAGATGGCAGTTTACTATATACTGCCTATCTTTGCACGTGTTACAACAAAGACAAATTATATGAAATTTAGAAAACTTAGAATTATCCAAGCCGGGGTTACTACCAATTTCGGGGCATACGAAGGCAAGGAATACCCGTTGGTTATTACGGAGACCGCGGTTCAAAGCGTTGTAACGCTCGGCAACCTTAAGCCTATCCATTGCAGGCGTACCCATAACGGGGCAGATATGTTGGACGGGTATTTAGGAAAATTCACTAACTTCGTCTACGAGGACGGTGTAGCTTATGCCGATTTGGAATTATCCGAAGCCTTACAAGCTGCCTACCCATCGGAGGCAAAATTCATCTCCGAGATGATAAAGAACGAACCCGATATGCTGGGCGTTTCGGTGGTGGGTATCAACAATCAGACATTAAACGGTGATGTGCTGGACGTTACCGAATTTTTTGAGCTATACTCATGCGATTTGGTAGGGCTGCCAGCAGCCACCACAAGCTTATTTAATAATCAAAACGAAAAGAAGATGAACAAATTTTTTAGTTCTTTCGCTTCCCTATTCAAGAAGTCGAGTTTTGCAACCGAGACGGTTGAGACCGTAGACGGTGCAAGTATCACGATTGAAGCAGCAGGCGAAACAATGGCTATCGGCGACAAAGTGTTTGATAGCGAGGGCAACGTTCACCCAGACGGCAAAGTAGAAGTTGCAGTAGAGGACGGTGTGTTGGTTATCACCATTGCAAACGGTGTTATTGAAAACGTAGAAGCTAAGGTAGAAGACAGCGAAGTTGAAATCGAAACCCCGGTTACCGCCGATGTACCTGAAGAGTTTGCAAACCGTATGGCAGCTTTGGAAACATCGGTTACCGAACTTACCGCAACACTGGAGGCTATGACGGCTCAATTTAACAGAGCGACCGCGAAACCCGGTGCGCCAGCGGTTAACATGCCGAAGAAGAAAGAAACGAAATTATCAAAAGAGGCTGTAGCAGAAGCAGCTAAAAGATTTTACAACAAATAACTAAAAACAAAAGATTATGGCTTTTACATTTACAGACCTTAACAAATTAAACCTCAACTCACTTAATGAGGTTATCTCCTTGATCGTCGGGCTGGCTGGCGAAATCTCCCGAGGTATTACAGTAATGAACGGTATCCCTAACGGTACACCCGTTGTTTCCCTCACGGCAGCCGACAAGGCGCTGCGTAAATCGGCAGGGTGTAAAGGTGAATACTTTTATAATAGCGTAGCCAACAAGGTTAAGTATTACCAGCACGCACCTATCGAACTACCTATTGAGATTTGCTTGCAAAGCTTGTGGGGTAAGATGGTTGCAAAGGGTATCAACCTTGATGATAATTTCTCCGAAACCGAATTGGCTGGCTTCATTCAGTCCGAGGTATTGAAGGTATTGGAAGCTGACTTGCTTCGCTTGGCTTGGTTGGACGGTAACGTATCGGAAGGAGCAACTGGTTACGGTATCTTCACTAATGGCGGTATTATCAGGCAGTACAAGGACAGCGCAATGACTGAAAAAGCATTGGTTCTTGATACTAATGGTGTTCTCGCTGCATTGCGTGGTGCTATCGACGCGCAACGCCCCGATACGCTTGACAACTCTGAGTTCTTCGTTACGTCTAACGTTATGCGCTTGTACAAGAACTTGTTGCAAACCCGTGATAACAGCGTAGCACAGTCCGATATCGTAGACGGTCGCCCGGTGTATTACTTCGAGGGTTACAAGATTAACGAGTTGAGACACGTTTCTAACGCAGCTACCGCTGACGGTTTAGATACCGCGTTTATCGCATTCACTCCGAAGGACAACATTCAGATTGCACTGGAAAGCGCTGGTACAGTTATCGCTCCGTTCATCCAGGATGCTAAGAGCCGTAACTACTACTCACAAACTTTGTTCGCGGCTGATGCTATGTTGGTAGCGCCCGAGAAGATGCAGTTGTGGGTGACAGCGAAAGCAGGAAAATAAATAAATCATTTACTAATTAAAGGGGTTGGGATATTAACCCAGCCCCTTTTTTATTTCAAATAATATGGGAAAAAGTTGTTTGAATAAACTTAGCGGCAATATCACGGTTGCATGTAATTTCAACCCGGTAGGGATTAAAAACATCTATCTGATGCACACGGAGGACGTTACGTTTACAGTAGGGGGCACAGATAGGATTGACATAGCGAGCGCTTCGGTGAGTCCCGGCGCGGCTGTGATTCTTGTGGAAGGGTATAAACAAAACATACAAATCACATCTTCCGTCAGAGCTATGGACGCCTCCGCGAAATTAGATATTGCAGTAGTGTTCAAAATGCCTATGATTGCGGATGCCGACTATCGGCGGATACGCTCGCTACTGGCTGGGAAATTCTATGTGGCCGTCGAACGCAATGACAGTACACGCTCATTAGTCGGTTATATATCCCCATTGGAGTGCTCCGGGATGGATGGGGACAGCAATGCGAATGCGGGGTTGGCTACCGTTACACTATCAGCCCCGGAAGGTTCGGCAGGTAATTACTTTATGGCTATTTCGAAGGAAGCGATGGATTCAATCAAAGCAAAAGTAGGAGGTTAAAGATATGGCATGTATTTCAAAATTGGCAAACGCAATTGCCTATGATTGCGACAGCGGCGCGACTGGTTTAGTTAGCGCGTTGATTATAAATAAAGCGGATATCGCGAGTTTTACCGTTGACAGCAGCAATAAGTTAGTTCCCGTCATTACCTTAGCTCCTGGGGCGAAAGCTTACAAAATCGACACAGTTAAGCGTTCTCTCGTTTTATCTTCCGCGCTAAAGGTTAACGACGGCGCGCCGAACGCACACTCACATTCCGCTACGATGGTGCTCACCGAAAAGTTTAATGATGGTGTGCGTAGCACCGTGGCGGCATTTACTAACGGGTCTTTCGTTATTATAGCTAAAAGTGCCGCGCATACATCGCCGCACGTCTACGGTCTGTATTACGGTATGTCCGCCACCGCGGCGGATAACAACTCGCACGATAACGGTAGCTGGACTACAATCACTTTGGAAACACCCGAAAACGTGATTGGAGAAGACACTTTAGACATGCCGTCATCGGTATACGCGGAATTGTACGCGGCAGCAGTAGGATAATAATTAACTAAAAAAGAAAGGAAAAAATAATATGGCATGTATTGGCAAAATAGCTTCGGGGTTGGTGATGCCTTGTGGTGCTCCGAGAACCCCCGATTTGGGGAAGATATTAGGCGCACGGGTAATTAACGCATCGGACATCGCGAGCTTTACAGTAGACCCGAATACCGCAGTGGCGAGCATTACGAGGGTAGCTACAACGGTCGGGTATGACCTTACTACTGTTAATAACTCAATGGTGATAACGGTAGGTCTCAAATCGCAGGACATTATTCCGGGAGCTTACGACGTCACAATAACGTTCAAATCATTTTCCGGGCACGGAGATTTGACGAGCTTAGGAACACCTCTTGGCGGCGTAGGTAGACTTGCTAACGCTGAACTCATATTCGCGGTAAAGCATGACGGTGGTCGCTATAAGATTTACGGCTTGGGTGCTCCACTGGTTTGTACCGAGTTGTCCGGCGATTCAAGCGCGAGCGACCAAGTAACATACACTTATGGCGTAGAGGATTGGCAAGTAGGTACGACGGTTCATTACATAGACGAGGCGACTTATGCTGCGTTGGTCACACCAGCAGAAGCCCCCGCATCTTAATTAAATCAAAAAGAAAATGGCAGAAGAAAAAACAAATACTACGGGGCGGGGCGAAAGCACTGCACCCGTTGTTGTTGAACCGAAGGTTGCAACATTACAAGAGAAGTTGGACGCGTATTACACAATGACGGGTCTAAAACTTGACCCTAATTGCCACATGGATATGGAATATTTATCTTTGTGGTATGAAACGAAGTATCTGACAAAGGTGGTTTACAGATGGGCGATGAAGCCCGGGGCGCGTATCGTGCATTACGTTGATGGTGTTGTGTATAAGAGCGCGAACATGACCGACGAAATAGCGGAACGCCTTATGACTGAAAACCCGGCATATGCGGAATGCTTCGTAGAAATCAATAAAGAGGAGAATTAAATATGATAGGTTACAGACGTTTCGCGCTTGTTGTCGAAAAGGCGCTTAAGTTGTCCGCTAACACGGGCGATAAGATTATTAACTACGGTGACGGCAACTTATATCCGCAGGAAATAGCCGAGCTTATATATGCTTCAAAGACAGCTACCGCGGCAGTTGAGAAAATGACCGAGAACATTATTTGTGAAGGCTTCAAAAACAAGGATTTCGCGGCGATAACAAACGGAAACGGCTGTAACATGGACGATGTTTTAGAGGCTACGGCAAACGATGTCGCACGTTTTAGGGGCTGGGCTTGGATAGTCCAATACGGTTTGACACCCGAAGGCTACAAGCCCCGAAACGTGTACAACGTTCCGTTTGAGTATGTCCGTGCCGAGATGAACGACAACTATTTGAAAGACCCTACCATAAAGAGGTGGCGCGTTTTCAATAATTGGGACAGACAGAACGTCAAGGCAACGAGCAGCGCGCAGAACTCCACGGTATATCCTACCTTTGACCCGGAAAATTTCGCATCAGAGGTTGAGGAGTGCGGCGGTATTGAAAACCATAAGGGGCAGCTACTATATGTGAACCTTGGAACAACGCGCCCATACCCCCTTAGCACGTTCCATTCGGTACGAAACGAGATGGGCGCGGAGGACAAGAACGGTAAATACGTTAACCGTACTTTGGGCAGGGGCTTCCACATGTGCAGTATCGTGTCGCACGGCGATTTCGAGACCGAGCAGGCACAACAAGAGTTCCGCGATACATTAGCTGATATGATGGGTAGCGAGAACGCTGGCTCAGTGCTTACAGTAAGGGACGAAAACGTAGCTACGGACAAACCATTTATCAAAGTTGACCAGTTAGGCAGCCCGATAGATAGAGAGCTTTACAAGGCTTATGTAGAACCCCTTAGAAAGGACATCGCTATATCGGCTTATAACATTCCGTTACCACTTATTGATAGCTCTCTGATGACCTATTCTAACGCCTCTGGCGAGGTTATAAAGGAGTTGCAAAAGGTCTATCGCAATAGCTTGCAAAAGATACGTCAGCGCATTTCACGCGAGTTGTACCAAGTGTTCGGGGTAGACCCGTCGGTTACAGAAATTAATAATAAATTTGAAGAAGAAGATGGAAAACCCGAAAGCATACCCGATAGCATTGTTCCGCCAGTTGTTTGAGATAGCGACGGACGTTAAGGGCAACAAGATAGAAAAGGCGTTCTTCGAGGCAGACCTACTCGACATATTGCCCCAGGTTGGCAGCATGTACGATGCTGTCCCCGGGAAATATATCTCGGACGGGTCTAACTTCGCAGGACTTGAAAAGGTTATTTGCTACTACGCGTTTGCGCGGTATTTGCAGATAGCAGACCAAAACAGTACGAGCACGGGCATGAAGATTCAGACCTATGGGGGCTCGGTAGTCGTTCCGGATACAAGCAAGGTTAAAAGGTTTGAAGCCGAACGGGGCAAGGCAGACCTTTTTATAGAGCCGTTGATTAGCCAAATGAAGGCAGACGGGTTTATAAAGGCGTGTACAGTATTGAATACCCGTATAGGGTTAATCAAGTGATAGAACAACTAGAGACCTATTTCCGCACATTTTTTGCTGTTACCGTTCTGGCAGTAGTTACGGATATACGGGACTTTATATTTTTAGTGGTTATCGTTACCGCGTTGAACTGGTTGGTAGGTTATTTGGCAGACAGGGCGAAAGGAAAGCCCTACAAGCATAAAAAGACTATGCAGGCGGTTAAGGAGCTGTTTTTAACCAATGCAATACTATTCTTTGTGGCCCTCACGTGCAGCATGCTCGAACCGGGGATAGATTATCAGCTTTTAGTTAAGGCGCTCACTGGCATATTCCTTATTATATACGCGCGTAACATGACAAGAAACCTTAGGGTAGTACAGCCGGGGAATGAATTCGTGAAGGTGCTTAACAGCATAGCGAATAGCAAGTATTTCCAACTTAAGAAAAAGATTAAGGACGGCGAATTTGAAATACCCTTAGAAAAAAAGGAGAAAGAAGATGGCGAACAGCAGTAAATTAATACCGTTCATTCTACAGTGGGAAGGCGGTTTCGTTAATGACCCCGATGACCTGGGGGGCGCAACAAACAAAGGTATCACTATAGGCACATTCACCGAATACAAGAAGCGGAAGGGGCAAAAGACCCCTACCGTTAATGACTTGAAAAACATATCCGATGCCGAATGGCACGATGTATTCAAGTCCTTGTACTGGGATAGGTGGAAAGCCGATGAGATTAAAAACCAATCAGTAGCAAATATCTTAGTTGACTGGGTGTGGGCTTCAGGGTCGCACGGTATAAAGCGCCCTCAACGTCTTTTGGGCGTCAAGGCGGACGGTATCGTAGGTAAACAGACCATTGCAGCCGTTAACGCTATGGACGCGGCTACGCTCTTTAAAATGATTAAAGACGATAGGGCAAAGTTCATCGACGAGATATGCAAGGCCCGCCCCAAAAACGAGAAATACCGTAAAGGATGGATGAACCGTATTAATGCAATTTGCTATGAGTAAACCACAAAAGACAATTATAGGCTTTGCAGTCCTTATGGTGTTGTTCGGTGCGGTAACCAAGATGGTAGACACCATAAGGAAGCAAAGAGCCGAAATAGGACGTTTAGAACGTAACGTTGAGGCGATGAACGACGTGCAGATAGAGTACAAAACCAAGCTCGGAGATGCGGCAGTGAAGCGTAAAGCCTTAGAGATGTCGCACAAGGAGCTAAAGAAAACGAACGCAGACCTATATAAAGAGGTGGATGCGCTAAATGTCCGAGTGAAAGATGCGTTATCGGCGACCCGTACCGTTACCAAGACCGTAATAAAGGAGGTGGTGCGTACTGATACCTTAGCCGGGGAGCTTATAGCGGAATACCGGGACGCATGGAACACGATACAAGCAAAGCTTAGGCAAGACAGTACGGAACTTATTTACCAAGGTAGGGACACGATAACGGGTGTTATTACAGTCCGAAAGAAAAAGTTTTTGTTTTTCAGATGGGGGGTCAAGGCTATAGAGCACGACATATCTAACAAAAACCCCAAAACAAAGATAGATATAGACCTAGCGGTAAAGCTAAAATAATTAGGAAATGGAGGGCTGTTAACAGTTCTCCATTTTTTGTTCACATTCGTTAACCACAGCTGCACAGTAAAAAATCTCTACTGTGCAGGTTTTTGTACACTCTAACTCCTTATATTATAATATATTATATGTAATTACACAGATACACAGATAAAAGGGGGTTAAAACATTATTCTGGAGAAAATAGCATTTACCACTATATAACGGACTGTAAAAACCACAATATCCGAAATTAAAGTTTACGAAAACATGTGTGTATCTGTGTATGTGTAACGCCCGTCTCTGATTATCAGCACTTTAGCCTGCATCGACTGTTCCTTTACATCTTTTCACTTTTGATTAATATTTATTAACACAAAAAGAGATACAACCTATTGATATTTGCCGTATCCTTGCAATGTCAAAAGGAAACAAGGGTTTCCCGGAAGGCATGAGGTCACCAAGACATTAAATTGGGAAATAACCGTGAACAAGTAAGAACGTAGATTTGTATTAACGTATAAAACGAAGCAAAGTATGAAAGCAATTGATTTAATTTTTAGGGAAACGCTGACCGAGGGTCAGTTCGAGATGAAGAGCCACGTATTAGTATTTATAGACGAGGCAGGCAACGAGTATAGCGATACCTTCTCGGAGGTACGCCGTAACGGCAGCTTTGAAGCATACCAATACAACGGTATGGGATACCAGCACATGCAGGACCTTATGGAAGCTATTTTCTTAAATAAGGTTAACAAGTGAACCAACGTATTTGCAAAAGCGTTATATTTGCATCAACAGTTTAAAAAGATAAAGTTATGAAAGAGCAAAAGTTTATTATCGACGAAGTGAAAAAGCATTTGCAGGCAAGTGCGAGGAAGAACAAATACCAAGTTATTGATGCAGTGCAGGAAATGCCGACGTTCGAGGGGTTTATACTCCCTTACTACGTCTCTACAATGGAAGGAACGAAATACCCCGTGAACGTTGAGGAAATGTATATCTACTGCGACGAGTGGGAAGAGTTCTATAATGAGACGATAATCAAGGTTGCACAAGCAATTTTGGAGGCCGAGCAAATCAAAGAAGCATAAATTAGTTATTCACCATATAAAAAGAAAAGAAAATGAAGATTACACCGTTAACAATTGATTTTGACGTTACAAACGAACAAGAAGTAGCATTTGTAAATGACCTTATGAACCGTCTATTTGGAAGCGTGCCGCTTAAGGCTATGGAAGTGCCTACAGAAAGCCCCGTAACCAGTACAAGCGTACCAACGTTTAGCGAGCCTACACAGACCGCCGCACCCGTTCAAGAAGAGCCGAAGCAAGAAACGATTACCGAAGCTATCGCCGAAGTTAAAAAGGAAATGGAAAAGCCCGTAAAGGCTGAAAAGCCCGTAAAGGCTGAAAAGCCCGTAAATCCAAAGCCCGTAAATCCAAAGACCGTAAAGGAAGCCCCACAAGCGACGATTGAACCCGAACCCGTACAAGCTCCCGTTGAAGAGGAGAAAGCCCCGGAGAAAGCCTCAAACAAGCCCCTGACGGCAAAGGACATGCAGGCGTTCATGATTGATTTAATGAAAACCGGGAAAATCACCCGCCCGCAATTGACGGATATCATGTTGGAGTTCGGCGGCGCGTCTCTTATGCGTATCAAGCCCGAGAAGTACGAGCTATTAAAACAACGTATTGAAACCTATAACGACTAAAAGAATGGAAGTACAAGTAGACCACACAAGTAGGGCACACGCCCTACTTTCCCCGAGCAGCTCACACCGATGGCTTAACTGCACACCATCCGCACGGCTGGAAGAACCATACGAAAGCACGAGTAGCGCGGCATCAGAAGAAGGAACAGTAGCGCATGAGTTGGCAGAATACGCCATAGAAAAGTATTTAGCCGGAGAATATTTACCGCTATTGGACGAATTGCCCGTACCCAATGAGATACGCAACAACAAATACTATAGTTCGGAAATGGAACACTACGTAACGGATTACGTGTGCTATGTGTGCGACATATACGAGCTGGAGGAAGGCGCTAAAATGAGTATAGAGCGAAAGTTCGACCTAACCACATACGTACCCGAGTGTTTCGGTAGCTGTGACTGTGATATAGTAGGCGAGACAGTTCTAAACATCATAGACCTAAAATACGGTAAGGGCGTACAAGTAGACGCTGACGGAAATAGTCAATTAATGATGTATGCTGTAGGGGCGCTTAACTCCTTGGAACCACCCCACCGCTCGAAGATTGAAAAAGTACGTATGCACATCGCACAAGTACGGTTAGGCAATTACTCGGTATTTGAAATGTCCGCACGGGACTTGACCCACTGGGCGATACACGTACTACGTCCCACCGCGGAGAAGGCATGGGCAGGACAAGGGGAAACCAAAGTAGGTAGTCATTGTAAGTTCTGCAAGTTCAAAGCGCAATGCAGGGCACAGAAAGAGGCTTTAGTTAGCGAGTTCGAGACACACGGGGACACCAAGGCGTTAACTCTTGACGAGATAGGGGACATATTAAGCAAGTCCGATATGTTCACCGACTGGCTGGCATCGGTCAAAACATTTGCAATGCAAGCCGCCCTACGAGGCGAAAAGGTTAAGGGGTGGAAGCTTGTAGAGGGCAGGTCAGCGCGTGTCATAAACGACGCGGAAACAGCCATAGAACGCCTAAAGGCTATCGGGTTATCTACCGAGGACATAACTAACCGCAAACTGAAAGGTATTGGAGACCTTGAACGCCTGGTTGGTAAAAAGCCGCTCGCCGCAACACTTGACGGGCTGATAGTCAAGCCGCAAGGACTGCCAACGTTAGCCCCGGAAAGCGATAAGAGGGAAGAATTAAGCCCTACTATTGACGACTTCGACGAATTAAATTCTTAAAAGAAGTTAACGAAAGAACCAACCTATCAGATAAAGCGTTATATTTGCATTATCAATTTAAAAACAAAACGATATGAAAAGTAGCAACGGTATTTTAACGGAGAAAGAGATTCAAGCAAGAACAAAGTTTTGGAACAAAAAGCAATTCCGCACATGGACTAAAAAAGAACTTGAAAGAACCTCTAAAGACATGCAAAATCTTTTGGTAGCTATAAAGGAGTTCAGCCTGGGCGAGATTGAGGCTATTAGAAAGTTAGAAGAGTATGGCTATAAAGCATACGTGTATAGCCTTAGGGCATACGGAAGGAAGAGTCCAGAGTATACAATATGTATGGCAGACCAAAGTGATTTAGATTATGCTATTTCGATAGCACCAAAAACTTTTAAAGTTAAACAAGGTTAACAGAATAAACGACCTATTGATTTATTTGTTATCTTTGCAACATCAAATTAAAAACGGAACGCCCGAACCGATTAGAGGGCAAAAACAATAAAAAGTTATTATGGCAAAAGCAATGATTAAGAACGTGAGATTGAGTTATGTTAGATTGTTTGAAGCGCAACAAGTCAACGGACAAGGAGAAGCAAGTTACAGTGTATGCTTATTGATTCCGAAGGATAGCCCGGAAGTTCCAAAGATTAAGGCCGCTATCGAGGCTGAGTTTTCAACTCTTAAGGCACGTTATCCGAAGTTGAACGGCAAAGACCCGAAGGTATGGACTAACCCGTTAAGAGATGGGGACACAGAGAAAGACGGTGCGGAATACCAAGGGTGCTACTTTATCAACGCAAAGCGTAAAGAGAAGCAAGGCGCGCCTATCGTAATCGACGGTAGAAAACAGTACATCACAGACCCGAACGAGGTTTATAGTGGCTCTTGGGGCAACGTAGCCGTATCTTTCTACCCTTATGAGTTTACCGGGAAATACGGTATCGGTGTAGGTTTGAACGGTGTGCAGAAGACCAGAGACGACGAAAGACTGGACGGCGGAACAAGCATTGATGATTTCGATTTTGAAGACGAGAACGACGATTTATTCAACTAACATTTCAATTGAACAGATTAATAACTGGGCGGTGTAATGCCGCCCAAAAATAAAAAGCAAAAATGGGAAAATACGATTCGTATGTAAATGCGGAAGGTGTTAGAATTTCAAAGGTAACGGGTAAACCGTTGAAGAAGTATAATAAGGTCAACAAGGCATATTGGGCAGCCCGTGAGGGCAAAGCAGTTGTAGGGGTACAGCAACCTACAGTAGAGGTAGACCCGTTGATAGAGGAGCTTAAAAGCTATTACAACGAGGAAGAACTAAAGGGTATTATCGGTTTGAAGAAGGACGCGCCACCCGTCGAACTGGTACGCATCACACCGAAGAAAAAGACATCGCTTGACGAGGGTAACACCGGGTTTCTTATCGCGTCCGACTGGCACGCGGATGAGGTCGTGAAGTCTTCTACAGTGTTGGGCAAAAACGAGTATAACAAGGATATCGCAGAAAAGCGTATAACTAATTTCTTTGCAAACGCCGCGTACATGATAAAGAAAAAGCCCGTGGACAACTTGGTAATTGGTTTGATTGGCGACATGATAGGCGGCTACATACACCCCGAACTCGAGCAAACAAACAGTATGTCTCCGATGCGCGGTGTTAACTTCGTCAAGAACCTAATTATCTCCGGGCTTAAGTATCTGCACGACCAGTTACCAGATGTTAACAAAATTACTGTCATCGGCATATGCGGAAACCATTCAAGAACTACAAAAAAGATGCAGTTTAGCAACGGTTTCGAGATGAACTACGAATATTTCCTCTACAAGGACATCGAACACACCCTAACACTTATGGGGCTTACAAAATTCAGTTTCATTATCCCCGAAAGTGAGTTTGCCTATATAGACGTGTACGGAAAGAAAATTTTATTTGCGCACGGGCATCAATTCCGCACGGCTGGGGGTATCGGGGGCATTTACCCGTCAATGATGCGCTGGTACGCCAAAATGAACCAAACAATAAAGATTGATAAAGCCTTTTTGGGGCATTACCACCAAATGGTATATACTAAAGAGGTTTGTGTTAACGGCTCTTTGAAGGGTTTCGATGCGTTCGCAATGGGTCACGGACTGGCATACGAAGAACCGCAACAAACATACGTTATTCTTAACGAGAAGCGAGGTTTTATTTTCTACTCACCTATTTTTGCCGATTAAGTTAAAAGGCTATCAATTGTTAAATGAATGCAATTGATAGCCTTTTTTCTTGTTTATTAAAAACACTGTCGTACCTTTGCCGTTGTAATAGTAATAACAATTAAAACAGTGATTTATGAGACATCTATTTATTGATTTTGAAACGTATTCGGAAACGGACATTAAAAGCGCTGGTAACTATAAATACTGCGAGGACAAGAATTTCGAAATTCTCCTCTGCGGCTACATGTGGGACACCGACACGGACGTTTCAATTATTGACCTAACAAAGCCCGGAGGGCTGGGTGAGTTCAACGAGTTGTTCACGTATGTACAGAACAACGAGGACGTTGTGATAGTAGCACACAACGCTACGTTTGAGCGTATCTGTTTGCGCGAGTACGGGTTTGACATCAGCCCTATGCGCTTTTTCTGTACTGCTAACATGTCATTATATTGCGGTATGCCTGCATCGCTTGAAGCAGTATCTAATATTCTGAACCTGGACGATAAGAAGAAGGGCACGGGAAAGAACCTCATCCGTTATTTTTCTATTCCGTGCAAACCTACCAAAACAAACGGAGGGCGCACACGCAATCTGCCCGAACACGCCCTCGATGACTGGGAGGAGTTCAAAGATTACCTACGTTACGATGTGCTTTCAGAAAAGGAAATATTCGATAAATTATCCCGGTTTGAATTCCCGGAAGAAGAACAACGCATTTATGCGGCAGACCAGCGCATAAACGATTACGGTATATTGGCTGACCTCGAATTGGCACACGCCGCGCAGGATATGGACGAAGAATATAAAGCACGCCTAACCGAAAGAGCTGAAAAGGTTTTCGGATTAAGCTCCTTAAAGTCCATGCCGCAGCTTAAGGGCTTCATTAAAGAGCGTACGGGCGTGGTTATTGATTCGCTCAATAAGAATAGCATAGAGGAGGTGATAAAGACCGTGGCGAGCCTTAAAAACGTTACTGACGAGGATAAGCAAGCAGTGTTAGACGTTATCGACCTTCGTAGGGAGATAGGCAAAACGTCTAACGCCAAGTACACCGCCATACTTGCAAGCGCTGGACGGGGCAACCGTATCAGAGGTTTGTTCCGTTACTACGGGGCGAACCGTACCGGGCGATGGGCTGGGCGCTTGGTTCAATTGCAGAACCTACCGCAGAACCACATCGAAGACCTGGACGGGGCACGAGACCTGGCGAAAATGCACGACTTGGATATGATGGAATTAATATATGACAAGCCTACGCATATACTATCGCAGCTTATACGTACCGCGTTTATCGCCCCCGAGGGGTACACGTTCTCCGTGGCTGACTTCTCGGCTATCGAAGCCCGAGTAATAGCATGGGTTGCTAATGAACAATGGCGTTTAGACTTATTTAACGACCCAAAGGCTGATATATATTGCGCCTCGGCATCTAAAATGTTCGGTGTCCCGGTACACAAGGGAGACGATTTAAGACAGCGAGGAAAGGTCGCAGAGCTTGCACTCGGATACGGCGGCGGCGTTAATGCCCTTACTACAATGGATATTAAGAAAGCGTTAACAGATGAGGAAAAACCTCAAATATTGTCAAAATGGAGAGAAGCTAATAAAAAAATAGTATCTTTGTGGCGTTCGTTAGAAGATTGTGCAAAACGATGTATAGGAACGAGACGCGAACAAGTTTATAGGATAGACGACGTTTCAAGTATTATCTTCCGATACGAGAGCGGCACAATGACTATTGAACTACCGAGCGGTAGAAAGCTATTCTACCCGTCTGCAAGAATGGGGAAGCGTACCATAGAAGGCGTTAACGGCTCGTTTGAAGTTGAGGATATCTCCTACATGGGTCAAGACCAAACCTCCGGGAAATGGGTTAAACTAAACACCTACGGAGGCAAGTTAACCGAGAACGTTGTGCAGGCGATAGCCCGTGACTTGCTGGCAAATGCGATTTTCAAGGTTTTTGATTTAGGCTTTAATATCGTGCTGCATGTTCACGATGAAATAGCCGCCGAGATACCGAAGGACGGAAATGAAGAAAAGACGCTGCAAATAATGAGCGATGCCATGTGCAGAGCCCCGAGTTGGGCAAAGGGCATACCATTAAGAGCAGCAGGTTATATTACTGATTATTACAAAAAAGATTAAAATTATGGATTTGCGAAAAATGGTTTTTAAAATTGCTACAGCAAGCAGCGCGAAATCTACTTCGTGGAAAAACCGCTCCTACTCATGGGACGAGTTAACCGAGAAGCTGACACGGGCAGTCGTTACGGATGAGACGTACCGGGAGTTCATGAGCGCAAGCAAAGCCGAGCAGGGTAATATTAAAGACGTAGGCGCGTTCATGGGTGGCGAATTGTTCGGTAGCCGTAGAAACAAAAACAATGTCGGTGAGCGCTCTATATTGGCGCTTGACATTGACTACGGGGAAAAGAACTTCCCGGAAGCGTTCTACTCGGTTATCAATTGCGCGTGTATCATACACGGTACGCACAAGCATAACCCGAAAGCCAATACGCTTAGATACCGTGTTATCATTCCGTTGTCCGAACCAGTGGACGGGGAACAATACGAAGCCATCGCCCGAAAGGTTGCAGAGTTGACGGGTATCGACTTGTACGACCGCACCACCTTTCAACCCGAGCGCTGCATGTTTTTCCCATCGGTTTCCAAAGACGTGGAATATGAGTTTATAGATTACTCGGCATTCAATGAAAACCCTTTGGACGTGCAGAAGTATTTGGGCATGTACGACGATTGGAGCGATACAACCGAATGGGCATATCACAAGGACGAGAAGGGAGAAGCCCGGACGCTTGCTAAAGAACAACAAGACCCCACGCTAAAAGAGGGTAATGTAGGCGACTTTTGCAGGGCCTACACGATTAGCGAGGTTATCGCGGAATACCTACCAGACGTTTACGAACCTACCGAGCAGGAAGACAGATGGACGTATACGGGTGGGTCTACTTCGGGCGGTATGCTTACCTTTAACGATATGTTCGCTTATTCGTTCCACAACAACGACCCCATACAAGGCAACCACGTGTTCAACGCCTATGACCTTGTACGTGTACACAAGTTCGGTAAGTTGGATAAGGGCGCGGATAGGAAGAACTCCACCGAAGCCATGAACGAGTTGGTAAACAAGGATGCAAAGGTGGCAGCGGCGCGCGCCCGTATGCTGGCAGTTAAGGCTGGTGAAATCATGGACGATTTCGACGACGTTATAGAAGTAGAGGAAGCGACGGATGCCGATGTGGCAACTACGTACGAGGACGCAATGGCAAAGCTCGAAACCGATAAGCGCGGCGCTTACCTACCATCCGCAAAGAATTTAGGGCTGATAATGAAGTATGACCCCAATTTAAAGGGGCTTATTGCACGAGACCTATTTAAAGAACGCCGGGTTGTTACCCGTGTACCCCTTTGGCGTGCAAAGGATAGTTCTTTGGACTTCCAGGACGTGGACTATTCGGGTGTACGTAAACACATTGAAGACGTGTACGGCATATCCAACAGTGCGAAGATTGACGATGCCATAGCACTATCCGCGGAAATGAATTCTTTCCACCCAGTGCAGGAATACCTAACAAAATTAAAGTGGGATGGTATCGAAAGAGTTGATAAGGCCTTAATTCACATCATGGACGCCGAGGATAACATATACACCCGAGAAGCATTCCGAATTATGATGGTAGGGGCAGTTAAGCGTATCTTTCAAAAGGGCTGCAAGTTCGATAGCATGTTAGTGCTCCAGTCCGAGCAGGGCGCAGGAAAGAGCACATTCATCAGAAAGCTGGGTAAGCAATGGTTCTCTGATAGCCTTTCAAGTATGGATGGTAAGGGCGCGTTTGAACAATTGCAGGGTAACTGGATATTGGAGGTAGCCGAGTTGTCGGCAATGCGACGTTCAGAAGTTGAGGGCGTGAAAAACTTCATCTCTAAAACAGAGGACAGCTTCAGACCAGCATACGGACGTGTTACTAAGAACTTCCCCAGGCAATGTATATTTATAGGTACAACCAACCGGGACGAATTTCTAAAGGACGATACGGGCGGCAGACGCTTTTTGCCAGTGAAGGTCAAGGCAAACGCCAATACACATCTTATCTTTGAGAAGGAGTTCGACGAATATGTAGACCAGCTTTGGGCCGAGGCAGTCCAAATGTATTTCCGCAAAGTAAGTACGTTGTTATCCCGTGAAGCCGAAGCAATAGCCGAGAGAGGACGCGAAGAGCATTTCGAGGCAGACCCTCGTACGGCATCAGTAGAGGCATATTTGAACATGCTTGTGCCCTCGGATTGGCGGCGCATGTTTTTGAATGAGCGACGCATGTACTTTAGGGAGTACGACGCGTCAAAGATAGACCCGGAAGATTTTACACTGGAAAAAATGGACTTCGTATCTACCATGCAAATCGCTACGGATGTGTTCGAGATGGAGGTAGGGCGCGTAACTGCCAAAGAGAGCAGGGAAATAGCTGCCATCATGTCTAAGATACCAGGGTGGAAACGTTCGGCAGATGCCAAGTCAGTTATGGGTATCGGACGCGCACGAGGGTTTGAGCGTATTGTTAACGAGTGATAACAGAGGGGGTGTAAAAGCCCCCAGATGTTAACTAACTGTTAACAGAATAACTAAATGAGATTTATTTCTTAAATGGTGTTAACAAAATATACAACCTATCGTTATTTGCCGTATATTTGTAGTGTTGAAAGGAACTAAAGACCCCATCAGCTTACTAAAACGCAAAAGGCTGGTTAAAAGATTAAATTCATAAGACGAGAAAAAAAGCAAACGTATCTCGAAAGGGTTAAATGAAAGTTCGGTATCCGATTAAATGAAGCTATAAAGCTCGAATCTTTAGAAACCTTACAACAAACAAAAAACTAAGAGGCTGCTCTTCACCAAAACCAAGAGCACGATACCCGAAAGGGAAAGACTGAAAAGTGAAAGGGATTCAGACGCCGAATAGTTTTTTAAAAAGAAAAAGGGAAAGCGGCGAACCTTTTCAGAGCCGCAAACGTTTATATAGTATAACAATTTAAAAAACAAAAGATTATGAAAAAGTTAGTAGTATTAGCGGTGTTAATTTTTACAAGTGTATCAATGTTTAGCCAAATTACGTCGCAGGGTAAACCCGATGTACTGAAATCGTTCCGTATGGGCGTCTGCAAATTGGTTGATACTAACGGGGAGATAACCATCGAGGCAGTAACGCGTGAGACCGAAAGGTATATAATGAAAGTCCATTTAGGTACACCCAAGGAGGCGGCGGTAACGCTTGCAAGCCTTGCAGAATACAAACCCAGTAAGGGCGAGACGGTGAACCTAAACAACCCGAGCAACAATGAAGCGTATTTCCAAAAGCTGAATGGCACATGGGTAATCACCGAGAAGTTAACGGAGATTTTCAGTATAGCCATAAGCCGCGGAGAACTTAGGAAAATGGTTGAGGCGTTGGAAAATTAAAGAAGTGTTTTTATTATATACAATTTTAAAAAGAAAAGATTAAGAAAAGTGGAAACTTTATCGAACTGACGTTCGTAGTTAAAGGTGAATTGCAAGCAGAGTTTATTAACGTTGAACACGTATCTCGTATCATGTACGTAGATGGCAAACCGTTTATCGGTATGCTGGGGCAGACATACACGCGCCAACTTACAGAAACGAGCATGCAGGAGCTAACGGAGTGTATTAACTTAGAAAACAATTAAAATGGTTACTATCTTAAAAGTTATCGCAGTAAACGCAGGGGAACGTACCTCTTATTATCCGACCCCCGGAGATGGGGTGTTTCCAACCGTGGAGATGGCACGGGAGTTTTATAAAAACGAGTTCAAAACAAATAAAATAATATTGTGTTATGTCAACAAGTGAAAACGTACAGAGTTACAACGTAGGTAAGTCCGATTATGCAAAACATGCTATCCAGCCATGGGACATTTGGAAAGAGTATAACCTTAACCCCTGGGACGCGGATATAGTGAAGCGCATTCTCCGAACCAAAGAGGGGGAGGAACGGACACTTGACTACAAAAAGATTATCCACATTTGCAAATATCGCATTGCGGAGCTATCCAAGGAAGTTTTAAAGGAAACCAAGATAACTACACCAGTTGAGGAAGAAAAGCCCGTAGGGGACGAGGAAAGCGACGATACAACGGTATTTTGCTTGGACGAGACAATGAAGCCAGCAATGTTCTATGTTGAGGGTGAGAAGTGGAACGGTAAGTACGTAGGTTACTCGGTGTTCATGACTGGTAACTCCCCCTACATGTATTTAGGTGTCAACGCAGCAGGCAACCACTTATACACAGACCTTTCGGAGTTAAAACAATGGCTATACACCTCGGAAACGCACCTGCCACCAAAAACGTTCGAGCTAAACCGTTTCGGCAATCACAGAAGCTCGCTAAAGATAGGGCATGTAGGTACGAACTACGAGAAACACGATTATATCGTAACTGACGACGGGCGGCTATTCCGCTACTTCGGTATGAAAGGGGACAAGTTTACCTATCGCAATATGTCGGCAAAGCGCGCGGATGGTATGTACCCCGAAGTCTTAAGCAATATTAAATTAGAAAACAAAGCAATTCAATTTACATTATGATAAGCAGACAAGAATACGCGTACGGTATCGGAGACGAGATAGTACATAACGGAGTGGTTTTAAAGTATAGGGGTGAATATAACGGGCACATCTATACGATTATAGCAGACCGTGAAGACTGGGGACTTACCGGGACGGTGGTATTTAAAAGCAAATTGAGAAATGAAGGAAATAATAAGTGAAAAAGATTTAGAGCGTACATTCTCTGAAAAGCTTAACCGAACAAAAAAGGTGTGGGTAATAAAACTATTATCCACCTTTATAAAAGGTTTGCCGGATAGAATGATACTTTGCCAAGGTGGGTATGTAGGCTTCGCCGAGATAAAGACCACGGGTAAGAAACCAACCAAGATACAATTGCTGATACACAGCAAGTTGGAGGCTTTAGGCTTCAAAGTATTTGTTATCGACGATTTGGAAAGCCGGGACGCTGCAATAAGTTTCTTCTTAAGAAATGTTAAGGAAATAAACAACGTACCGGGAAAAGGGTTATCTTTGTAGTATCAAATTAAAAAACAGAAATCATGAAAAAGAGAAGTTTAAAAGAAGAAATAGAATACCGTTTAGGTATGTACTTCGGTATCAAGTCCGGCGCGCTGTATGTGCGCGACGATAAGTTCGGTAACACCGAGGAAATACTAAACCAGTTGCAACGCGATATCACCCGAGACGTTAATTTCCTTTCGCGTAAAACGCTTGGGTATATATCGGAGGAGCAGGATTTCAAAAGCATTTGTGTGTTCTATAAAACAAAATTAATGAAGTAAAAAGCCATGGTAAACTATATAGATTTAAAGTTAAAATGTATCGCGGGTCATGCCGAAATAGTAATAAACGGTCAGCGCATTAAGTGCGCTGCCGATTACGACCGCATAATGGGGCACGTAACCCCGGCAGCTCTCCATGAGTTCAACTCGCAGTTATTAATGATAAAAGCAATGTTGTGTTAGAATATAGAGAAGCATTAGAATTATTTAGGTACGATTACGAAACGGGTGTTTTGTATTGGCGCTGGCGCGTTAACAGCCGCGTACCTAAAACACTGGAAGCCGGAGCGCAAAATAAATCGAGCGGATATTTAAGTGTTCGCGTACATGGAAGGCTTTACCAGGTGCACCGCGTCGTGATGCTTATGTGCTATGGTTTCTACGGAGAAGGTCTCGAAGTAGACCACATAAATCACGTAAGAAATGATAACCGCCTGGTTAACCTACGGTTTGTAACGCATAGGGGGGAACATGAGAAACCAATCAGTAAGCGGCAAAAACACTTCGGGCGTTACGGGGGTATACTTCTCGAAAGCCGAGAAAAAGTATATAGCCCAAATCGAGGTAAACCGGGAAGCTATATACCTCGGAATATTCGATACATTGGAAGAAGCCGCCGCCGCACGGGCGGAAGCCAATTTAAAATTTAACTTTCATAATAACCACGGAAAGGGGAGGGCAGAATATGTTAAAAAGAGATAATTTACATGACTACCAAGTAAGGGGTGTAAGCCATATAATAGAAAATGATTGTGCGGCTCTGTTCCTCGACTGCGGTATGGGTAAATCGGCAACAACGTTAACAGCGATAAAAGAACTGATAGATAGCTGTATCATATCAAACGTTCTCATCATTGCCCCCAAACGGGTTGCCGAGGTTACTTGGAAAGATGAGATAGCCAACTGGGAGCACTTAAATGGTCTCACTATATCGGTGATAGCCGGGACAGTGAAAGAACGCCGAGAAGCGATGGAGAAGAAGGCCGACATATACACCATAGGGCGCGATAACATTGTTTGGTTGGTAACGGAGCTGGGAGGCGTAAAGCTTCCCTACGATATGGTAGTTATCGACGAGTTGACGAGTTTTAAAAATAGTTCTTCCAAACGTTTCCGCGCGCTTCGTAAAGTCCGCAAATTCATACCGCGCGTTGTAGGCTTGACGGGTACGCCATCGCCTAATGGGCTAATAGACCTATTCGCACAAATGTATTTGATAGACCAAGGGGTAAGGCTCGGTAAATCAATCACAGCATACAGAGATAGGTTTTTTAGACCCGATAAACGGAACGGAGATATAGTGTACAGTTATGCACTGAAAAGCCCGCAGGAGGAAACAGAGAAGCAGATAAGCGACCTCATTAGTGATATAACAATATCCATGAAAGCAGAGGACTACCTAAAAATGCCCGATAGAATGTCCATATACGATTATGTAGAATTGCCCCCTAAAGTGCTGGCGCAATATAAGGAGTTTGAGAAGGAACAAGTATTAGAACTTATCAATTCAGACGAGCCATTAACCGCCGCGAGTGCTGCCGCCCTGGGTAACAAACTACAGCAAATGGCAGGTGGCCGGGTGTACGACTCGGATAGAAAGATTATCGACGTTCACGATGAAAAGATAGAGAAGCTAAAGGAAATAGTAGAAGCTTCCAACGGCGAGCCCGTTCTTGTAGCGTACGCCTTCAAGCATGAACAAGCCCGTATAATGGAAGCCCTTAAGGAGTTCAAACCGCGTAAACTGGAAACCGCCCAGGACATAGCAGACTGGAACGAAGGTAAAGCGCCTCTTATGGTAGCGCACCCGGCAAGCATAGGGCATGGTATCAATATTCAGAAGGGCGGACATATACTCGTATGGTTCGGTATGACGTGGTCTCTTGAACTGTATCAGCAATTCAACGCCCGGTTGTACCGCCAGGGACAAATGAAGCCCGTTATGATTCATCACATCATTGCAAAGAATACAATAGACGAGAAGATAATAAAAGCCCTGGACGGCAAGAAACAGACGCAGGACGGGCTTATGCAGAGTATTAAAGAACTTATGGAATTTTACAGTAAGAAATGAAAAAGTTAATAGCAGTCCTACTCCTATTGGTAGGCTGCACCGTAGTACAGAACGCCGCGGACAGCATACAACGTAATTTCAAGCTACAGCAGTTAGAGTACGGGCTATCACTGAAGGATAGTTTAATACTTAAATGATGTTAACGAAAGAACCAACATAACGGGAAAAGCGTTATATTTGTATTAGCAATTTAAAAACAGAAGATTATGATTAGAAACAGAGATTTCGCGATGCTGTACGCAGGGCGTGCGGTATTCAACAAGAACGGTGAGTATGCTGGTGTGGTAGTCGGTTGGAACGACATACACGGGGTTATACTGGGCGTAGACCACGGGGACGGCTGACAGACCTGGGGAGCTAACGATATAGGCGTGTCTGACGATGAGTTCATGTCGTATGTATACTGCAACGCCGGGACGCTGGTAGAGCCGGAAAAGCTGGAAAAGCTGGTAGAAGAGGAAGCCCCGAAGCATAAGACGATAGGCGAGCTTATCAAGGAGCACGAAGGCGTGCGGGGTATCCAGTTCTCTACGGACGAGCACGGCAATGTACAAGCCGCCTATATCCGTGGTAAGCACGAAGGTATGAAGCTTGTTAGTATAGGAGACGGTTTGGAAAATGTATCATCAAAAATTTAAAATGTATGGAAGCATTAATGTGTTTATTTGGAATAGCAATAGGGGCGGGTTTGGTAACTGGCTTATGGCTTGTGGCTAAATTCGCAGCCCGTAATATAGATGGGGAGTACGACGAGTAATGGAGTGTTTAACTAAAACAAGAATAAGAAAATGAATAAAGAACCAAAGCTCCCCCATAAGCTTAAATGGGGCGATAGGACAGCCGCAAGGGTCGACGAAGTGGAATACCTTATCGGTATCAGAATAGTGGGCTACACCACAATTAGGGCGGTGGGACGTCCTGCAATTAGAGATGTAATTATAGCCGAAGTGCACGAAAGCGTAGCGGACGAGGTGCGCGCGTGGAGCCTGCCCGAAGACTTAAAGAGCCCTTGTGGCTGTGACGTGTTTGTGGAGAAGCCACGAGCCGGGGCATATTACAAGTATATAAAGCTTAAAAACATCGTGCATGAGGAAAGTTAGTTTTATGGATATGGCGGTATGCCTCAACTGCCACGTATTCATCATATGGGAGTTCATACGGAGATACGGTTATACCGCCGGGGTAGCAAAGGATAAGTACGGGCGCGGTTATGTGGAGGCCAATCTTTGCAACGGTTGGATTGATAGGCTGGCAAAGTATGTAGCCGCCCAGGACTTCACGTATAAACAGCCCTTTAATAAAAGGCAGTATCTTATCAGAGACGAAGCCCGGTTAGCCGAGGAGAAAAGAAACGAGCAGGACATATCAAGAACCTACGGAATAGACCCGGAAGGAAGGATAAAAAGGGTATCCACGTTCAAGGACGGAACAGTCCAGACGTGGTACTGGCATCGGGATTCGCTCGGGTGGAAATTGACATAATGTAAGCACCTTCAAAGGACGTGTCGAACCAAATGTCAGCGCCCTTGAAGGACGTGTCAAGTCAAGTGATAGCGATTAGCCCAAATCTGATTACAAAATGTCAGATTTGGGCTTTTGTTTATAAACAGAAAAAAGAGCTTCAAAAATTAACAGAATTTAACCACAGTTACACAGTAAAAAATCACTACTGTGTCGTTTTTTGTACACTCTAACTCCTTATATCATAATATATTATATGTAATTACACAGATACACAGATAAAAAGGGGTTAAAACATTATTCTGGAGAAAAGCGTATTTCGGAGGGTATAAAATATACTATTCTCTATATTAAAGTTTAGAAAAAAAAGTGTGTGTCTGTGTAAGTGCTTGTAACGTTCAGTAAGATAGGTTGTTAGCGTGCTCACGCCCAAAACCATGTAAATATAATTCATTTGTAAACTTTATTTGTAGAAAAGGCCTAACTGACCGTAGGTTGGTCCGGCGCGATTTGTTGCCTACCTTTGTGCCATGGTTGAAAACAGTTAATACGAACTACGAGGTATCGTCCGTGAAGCCCGAGCCGTCCCAATACCGGGATAGTCCGAATACTACTCGCGCGTCTCTTTAAGAGACCGCGAGCACACACGTACGATACCTTAAATACCAAATAACAAAAATATGGCAGGAAGAGCAAAGAAGGAAGCCGCCCCGGATACAAAAGCGGCAATTACCAAGGGACAAGCGACGGGCAAAGCCCCCGCCCCCAAAACAGATTTGAAGGCATGCAAAGAACTTTATGAAGTCGTGCAGACGCGCGGTTGTAAAGGCGCAACGTTGTCTACCGTAGAGGAGTGCGTAGATTACGTAGCCGAGTACATGAACTTTTGCGCGCGAAACCCGTTCATCACGTATGAAGTCCTAAAGGGTGGAAACGCAGCAGGTCAGAAAGTACCTATAGAAAAGAAGCGCGCGCCATCGCTTGGCGGCTTCTGCCTTTTCATCGGGTGGACTTTGCAAGCGTTCAAGAAGAACGGCGCACGGCTTGAAAAGCTGGCTGAGGATGGGAACGGGGACGCGGCCAACCTATTGACCGGGTACGCCCTTATCGCCGAACTCATTGCGACCGATATGGACGAAAGCGCTCTTGCTGGGGTGGTTGATGCCAATTACATGGCAAAGCTTAGAGGACTACGAGACCTTAAGGACGTTACAAGCAACGGCAAGGAGGCGGGCACGAAGGCTATGCAGGTTAACGTGCTTTCCGAGGATGCGGTTAAGAACCTACAGAAGCTAGGAGGCATTTAGAGCATGAACGTTACATTTACTTTTGAAAAGATATTGGCGGCTTTCGTAGACCCGAAGATACGCGGTGTAGCCTCTAAAGGTGGTACGCGTAGCGGTAAGACGTGGGCAACCCTACAGATGTTGCACATACTTGCATTGAACAACCCCCAACCGCTCGTTATCTCGTGCGTAGCGGCTACGTTCCCAATGGTTAAGCGTGGTATGCTCCGAGACTTTAAAGCGATGGTGGCAGCAGAGGGGTATTGGGAGGAGAACCGTTTCAACAAGACGGAAAGTACGTACGAATACCCGAACGGCACGATAATAGAGTTCTTCTCATGCGATAACGCTGGGAAGGTGCACGGCCCTGCACGTGATATACTTTTCGTCAACGAGGCACAAAGCATACCGCGTGAAATCTTTAGGCAACTTGATATCCGTACCCGTAAAAAGGTTATCATCGACTACAACCCGGTACGTAAGTTTTGGGGTGAGACCGAGTTCGTAGGTGACAGATACGTTACCATACATTCGACGTACAAGGATAACCCGTACTTGACCCCCGAGCAGGTTGCAGCCATCGAGAAGAACAAGGACGATGCCAATTGGTGGCGCGTGTATGGTGAGGGCTTGACGGGCGGCGTAGAGGGTAACGTCTACCCCGAGTACGAAGTAATCGACGATATGCCGGAAACCTACACGGGCAGATGCCTGGGGCTTGACTTTGGTTTCGTTAATGACCCCACCGCGATTGTCGACATACGCATGGAGGGCTGGGACTTATACGTAGACCTGCTTTGTTATGAACAAGGCTTGCTTAACAGCCATATAGCGGACTACTTGAACGCCAATGCACTGAACCGCGTGATAACGGTGTGTGACAGTGCGGAGCAAAAGAGTATTGTGGAGCTACAGCAAAAACGTATCAAAGCGATACCGTGTGTCAAGGGGCGAGGCTCTGTGGCGGCTGGTATTGCCCAGGTGAAGCAGTTCAAGTTGCACGTAACAAAGCGTTCCGTTAAGCTACTTGACGAGCTGGATAACTACAAATGGATTAAGGACGAAGTATCGGACACATACACCAACGAAGCCATAGACGCGTGGAACCACGCACTCGATGCGCTCCGTTACGGTGTGGACTTCTTGATACGTAAATACAGACCCAAATAATGAAGAAATTTATATTGAAATGGATATATCGCATAACAGCGATTAACAACCGAAAGGTTTTATTACGAGTTGCTAACCTACCAGCAAACGGCACGGTACGCATAACCAAGGACGAGGAGAAGTTGCTAAAGGATATGATTAAATACTGCAAGCCCTCACAAGTTGCTACGCGCAATGGGAAAGCCGTGTACAGACTTAGGGACGTTGAAGGCATAACTCTATGGTCTATGCTTGAAACGCGCCGTGCAGAGGACGCAAACGGACGTATAAAGGCATGGACTGATGACAACTACGAAGCGGAAACGATTCTCGACGCTGCGAAGCTCGATAAGTTCATCGTGTCACAGATGGAGATTGCCGACGGTCTCGAACAAATCGTGTTTCAGAATATGAAGCAAGGCGGTGAAAGCGCGTTGACGGGTGACGAGACGATTAAACAAGCAAAGAACCTTCTCGGGCTTGTGCAGATTACCGCCGAGCTATTCCACTGTAGCTTTGAGGACGCGAAGCAAATCAACTACTCGGACGCTATGCTGGCTATCGCCAAACGTAACGACGAGATAGAGAAGGAGAAGCGAGAGATGAAGAAACAACAAATGAAAAACAGATAGTTATGACTTTTGAAACAATAATTAACACAGCGAACGCCCGGGCTACAGCACTGGGCAAAACGCTGATATTCGGAGATACCGCCGTACAGAACGTAGCGGCTAACGAATTGAGTGATGACTTCTTTACGCTTGACGTAACGACTGGAAGCTACACGGACACGAACGTACCCAACAGCAGCGCCTACACGGTAGTCATTCGCTGTATGGGTACATCAGCCTATATGCGAGACGATGCCGTAGAGATTGCAACGCTGATACGTACCGACTTGCTTTTGCATGAGATGCTTAAAAGCTTCAT